TATTTATTTTCTATACTAACTGATAATTTCTATTTTTATACGAATCTGGAATTTCGACGTCAAAATGTTTATTCATATTGATCGGACGTCTTCTATTTTTGTAGTCGGGATATATCGACCTTCGCTTAGCAGATCCACCGCTTTCCCAGACGATGTATATATCTTCTGGTAAAAATTTATCGGCTAACCATCTTATTGACTTTAAAAATCCTACAACTCCTCCCACATGATGTCCATGCATAGAAATTGCAGGATTTGCAGCGTAATGTCGAATCATCAATCCGTACGCATCAACAAATACGACGGGTCTATCCTTCATTTCACTCCTCGAGATTTTCTGATATCATAACCGACATGGCCTCGGCCTCGACGTAAGAATCATCATCAAAATCGATATCCTCGGGTCCGATGGTCCTCACAAGACACTCCTCGAGAAGATCATTAATATACGGTCCGGTTTCAGGATCCTCTATGACTTTATCGAAGTCGGACTTGTGAAATTTTTTCTCGACCTTGATATTTCCACTAACTGCATCCTGAACTGTTAATTGCTTCCAGCCGCCAGAACCACCAACTTCTATCAAATCGTCTCCGACCCTCTTCTCCCCGGCCTTTCTAAGATAATCGAATAGCTGTTCATGTTCCTTGATTCCCACACCAAAATGAATCTCGAACTCAGCAGTCCTAAAAGGAGGAGAAACCTTATTCTTGATGGTTTTGGCTGTGGTTCTAATTCCGTATATCTCCCCGCTCGAATCTTTTAAAGGAGTTCCCGCTCCCAATTTAATTCTAACAGACGTGTGAAAGGGAATACTAAGACCTCCAGGAGTTGTTGTCGGATCCCCATACATCGTACCTATCTTAGTTCGGGTCTGATTGAGAAGAACAAACGTAACCGATTGATTCCCAATAATTTGAGTTATCTTTCTCATTCCCTTTGAGATAGTTCTCGCCTGAAGACCTATCGTATCCTTGTCGTAATCACCCAACAGCTCGGCCTTGGGTGATGTCGCTGCAACTGAATCCCATATAATGGTGATAGGAATGTCCTGGGTTAGAGACTTGGCTTTCATTATCGTCTTCTCGGCGATACTAAAGACCTCCTCTGTACAGGACGTCTCGACAAAAACGAATCCCTTGGAGACATCGATCCCTAAAAGGCGCAAATTCTCGATAGAGGTACCATTCTCCGTGTCGATATAGACAACAATTCCTCCCAGATTTTGAGTGCTCTTAGCCAATTGTAAGGCTATGTGGGACTTTCCGGTCCCCGGAGGACCAAATATTTCAATTATTCGACCCTCCGGAAGACCGCCGTTCCGCTTATTCGCGACAATGTAGTCTAGGAACTTCGATCCCGTTGAAATCCACCGCTTAATATGCGTAGGGGACTCATCAACACTTAGATTATAGGCGATTCTCTCACCGTGATCCTTGTTGAGCGACTTAATTAATTCAGCCGCAAGATCATCTACCCTATTTTTGGGCGCACTCTCAGTTTTCGATTTTCCTTTTGCCACGAATATCTCCCTTTATTCTGTCTCTAGCTCTTTGAAGACATCATCAATATCCCGCATTGGTTGACTCGATGACTTTTCTTCCTTGACTGACTCCGTCTTAGATCCAAACTTTTCAGTTCCAGTGCTGTTAGACGAAGAGTCGTTTCCGCTGATCCAGTCATTGACAATCTTCTCGAGTTCGTCATAGGACTTTGTCGTATAGATCGCATCAAGATCGGGAACATTGCTGATCCACTCCTCGATAAGGGCCGGGTCATCAGAGAGGGCAGATGGACGAGGACGAGGCATAACGTCAGTTTGCTTCCACATCCGGCCGGCAGGTTGAGAAACGGTCACTTTGATATCATGACCATCTAGTTCGTCAGTGATATCTCCGTAATCAGCATCGAGCATGATGTTCAAAAGATTCTGATACACCATCTTTCCGAAGGACCACAGCCTAGGACCCTTGTCCTCTTCGCCTCTAACGATAACAGCTGCATAAGCTCTCATCTTAGGATACAGTTTCTTGGCCTGCTCATACCCCTCAGGCGTATCAGAGGCACGCAACTTATCAATTAGGTCCTGGACAGGATCTGGCTTTCCAAACTGTCTAAGTGTCAGAAGACCAGGATTGTCTCCGATCCCGTAATAGAACCACCGCTCCTTAAACGGCTGTCCATCATTGTTCCTAAATGGAACAATTCTTACCGTATATTCACCGACGTCAGGCCTCCAAAAATTTCCAGAGCCGCCGGGCTTTCGTCTCTCACCAGAGAGCTGTGCAACCTTATTTCTAATTTTGTCAAAGTCAATTTTCGCTTTATTTGTCATAAAATTTTTCTCCTAAATTTCCTGTTTATTTTACCTTTTATTATCATTTTTGTTCACTTATTTTTTCTTTTTTCTAATAAAAAAATTCACTGTTTATATACTGTTTTAATGATATTTTCTCCTTCTTGTAGCACAACTAATGTTATCATCCTGTATTTCAGGTGTTTATTTTTTCTTCTTTTTTCTGGACTTTTTCTTATAGGTGGGAGATCCACCGCCGAAGGATGACGAGGCCTTCTCCATCCTCTTGACCTGTTCGGGCCCGGGTGCAACCATTGGTCCTGTCCATCCCTGGACACCTCCAGCACCCATCGAATTAACCTCTTCTATATCCTCACCGAGATCCTCCTCGTCGTCGACAAGAAGATCATCTTCTGCTTCGGTTAAAATCTGTCTGATCCTCGATCGAAGAATGGATTCAGATACCGCCTCCTGGACATTTTCTTCAGGAGACGTTAGAAAAATATCAAGAGATTCTTTCATCGCAGGAACGTGAGGAGAAAGCTTTTCATTCTTCTCGGCTTCATCTAGGATTCTTTTTATTATATTCTTGTTGGTAACGATCAGGGTCTTAAGTTCCCTTATCTTCTTTCCCATCATTGGAAGAATCTTTTGAGATTTGACGATACCTTTTCCCAGAGCGCGGGAGGCTTTTCCTCCCTTGCTTAACTTTTTAACGGCTTTCGTGGTCTGAATCGAATATTTCCCGCCTTTTCCAAGCGCATCTCCAATTGTCGGGATGACCGATATTAGGGAAAGGGCGGCAAAAAGATAATTTTTATCACGAAGATAGATTAGTGCATTTGTCACATCAGCAATCTCGCCTACACCTGGAACTAATCCCGCAATATCTAGAGCTGTATTTATTGCGGCCTCTTTCATCAAAATTTTTCTAATATGGTATCTAATAACCGCTTCCTTGTGATGCGTTTGAATCCTCGACATGTCGGACTGATACGTTGGTTCATCTAGCTCCGGATCGATTGTGGGGTCGAACTCTTCCTCGTCCTCCAGAACATTGAGATCTGTATAATACGAATCTCCACCTCTCTGCATAAGCTGAGAAGCAGCTACGTTTAAAGCAGCAGAAGGAGATCCTTGATCCCCGTGTTGAAATTTCTTCCTAGGAGGTAAACCTCCTCGAAAAGGATATCTCTCAGAATCTTTTGGAACGCCTGTTGCGGGTATTGCAACACCACGACCTGATCTATAGTTTCCAGCGTTGAAAGGCACTAAAATACTCCATGTATAAATATGGAGTTAAACCTTTATTGCTTGATAAATTCTTTTTCCATCTTGGTCGCAAGATGATCAGCCATGTGAATCAAGGTAGCGAGCTTGGGTTCCTTCATCATGTATGGCTTGTTCTTGTCTTCGATAGGTCCATCGTGAAGATAGATCGCCAAAAATTCATCCTGATTCAGAATAATTCCATACGACTGCAAGGTGCAAATACTCCTGAGGGAGGTCTTCATGTAATCGATATCATCATTGTACTTATAATGCTCACCCAGCTTTTCCCGGTGCCAATCACTAGTCTGCTCGACATAATAATCCGTACCATCCTGACCTGGATCTCCAACCTTTCCCCAATCATGAAAGAGACTGGCTATGATGACAGATTCGATCGGAATATCAGAGAAGAAATCGAAAGACTTTCGGAGATTCCTTGCATTGTCAAACACGCGGAGAGTGTGATCGATTAATCCTCCCGGATACGCACAGTGATAGGATTCCCTTCCGCTGGCGGGTGTTATACAGGCTCTTTCCCCCATTTCGGTCAGCATCTTCTCGATAGCTTCGGATCGATCTCCCGTCTTCTCACACAGTTTCTCAAAAATATTCCAGTTGTTCTCAATTTGCTCGGGTGTCAACATTAATCTAGTATCTCCTTGGATTTCATATAGAATTTAAGGCTAAAAGGCTTAATTGTTTCTCCTTCAAGAATAATTTCCTCAAGTTTTTTCTCGCTATCCTCGTGAACATCTAAGAATAGAGCGTCGTGAATGGAAAATAGAGGAGACACGTGACACCCCGATCTTTTAATCTTTTCTAGAAAACTCGTGAATCCAAGACAGGTGACATCCACCGACGTCGATTGAATGTAATTTTGATAGAGGATATTTTCCGTGTCAGAGTCCTCGTTAAGAACCCTTCCGTAGAAATTTCTTATTATCCCCTCCTCCGACATTTCCTCAATTAGTCCAGATGAAATTTTTTCAATTTCAAAAAATTTACGAATCTCCCTTCGAATTCCTTTTGCTGTCAATTTATCGCACTCGAGTCTTTCCATTATCGACTTCCAGCCTGCTCCAAAAATAGTCGAGATAGTGATAATCTTCATATCATCTCGAGTTAAGGATCCCGAAAAAATTTCACGACCAAGGGTGGTGTATATGTCCTTTGGAGCGGTCTTCCCAACAACAGCCAGAGCTAATCTTGCTTCAAGAGCAGAAAAATCAACTTGTAGAATTCTTCCCCTGTCATATCTCGTTCTAAAAATGTCTCGTAGATCCTTCCTTAGTGTTAGAACCTTTGGCCCTGACTTAATTGTCATCCTTCCCGTCTTGGTCGAAAACTGATGGTACCGTGGAGGTTCGATCATTCCCGTTACGTCATCCGTCTTAAAACTCAAGAGCGCAGATCTCTGAGAATCTGAATCCTCTGTCATCAGATACCTCGATAATTTCAGCTGATCTACTCGGATAGGTTCTAAGCTGTCCAGATAGCTTCTGGAGCACTTGAATATATTCTCATAGTAATTAATGGACCCCGTTCCCAAAGTCTGTCTGGCGTCATCTATGAGCTTCTGGATATATAGTTTGTAAGCCTCGGCGGGTAAAATCATCTTCCACGGAACATTTTCTAGACTAGATACTGATCTTACTGCTCTGACGTACTTCTCACTTGGAAGATTTCGAAGATCCCTACCGGAAACCTTGGCTAACTCGTCGATCGATTTATTTCCAGGTTCTCCTAAAACCCATTCTTCCTTTGGAACCACCCCTGATGAGAAGTATCTATTGTTGTCTGTCGCGACTAGATACTTTCCTAGACCAGTTATCCTAGGAGAAATATAGATATCCATGCTATCATAATGATATCACGGATCTCAAGTGTACAATCAGGTTTTCTCAATAATTCCGCGCTTCTCGAGGGACGCGAGAGCAGCGGTCATCTCCGCTGATAGAGATCTAAAACTGCCGTAGGAATCGATCAATTTCCACGTTATGCTAGTATCAAATTTACCCTGCTCTATCGTATGTTCAATTGTCGTTGCCGCGTAGATATTATCGATCGAGGTTCCTGTCTGAAGATTTACAAAGAACTGTTGTCCATATTCGATGAGGGGACAACCGAAAGCTTCGACCGACATTGTTGCCGGGATGGTCCATAGAGGAACATTATCGATCCCCCGTCCTTCGGGTGTCACATGAGTCGATCCGGGACCAGCACGCAGCATATGAATTGTAGATAGATTAGAATCATGCTCTGATTTGACACTGATATTTTTTATCATGGTGGAATTCGTCCCATATGTTATCGTTGGAACGACGGCCGTGATAGCTTCGATCATTTTATCTGGGTCAACGACAAATCCTCTACCTTCAATTCCGCCAAGATTCTTGTCGGTCGTCTGTCCTGCACTAGCACCCTGTGCTTGAGGATTCTCATCAATTATTCCTCTATTGACTAGCTCATCCATAAATTTATCAGAATTGTTGAGGGAATTTATCTTGGGAAAGATGCTGGCCAAATTTTCCTGGGTCGCTGATCTAAGGACGTTGATAGCATTATTGAAAGGGGAGGCTGCCCTATCAAATACATGAATCTTAAAAATTGTCTGTCCGATATCATCTCCCGATATTAGTCCTGAAGAGTTTTCTGAATTAATAACCGGGTATGCTTCTAAATGAAATCCGACAACAGGCTGTCGAAAAACTCCATCCTTAATACCCAAACTCCTAAGAGTCTGGGAGATTCTCTCGTCAAGGACATTTTCTCTTAAATCCTCTTCTACAGGTTTTATCTTAAATCCTCCCGTTTCCTCATCGAATTCATGCGTGTAAATATTGTGCAATCCGTAAGCTGGATTCGATATGTCATCCAAAAACTCATTAAGGACAAAATTTAAAAAATCCCTAACTGGAATATCAGCGGTTCTTCGATTTTGAACCAGGGAGTTGAAGGCTTTTCTGAATTCTTGAACCGGAATAGGAAATTCCCCTATATTTCTAGGACCTTCAGTCTTATAGGTGGCAACATTGGGATCAACCCCTGATTTAACTTCTCTTTCTCCCATAGCACCAGCTCTATCATTAAACTGGTGAAATATCAAATGAACCTCGGCGGGCTTCGTTCCAGATCCGGCCGCAAGAGGGCTTACGACAAAATGATTAATTATCTTCGCAAGAGAGACTCTATTTTTCTTGGGAGATTCACCCGACAAGGAGAGAAAAGGGTCAGGATTCTCTGATATATTCTTTATCTTCTTATCGACAGCATCGGCGATCGTTTTATTAAGATCCTCTATATTTTTTTTATCAGATAGTTTCTCAATCTCATCGGCGATCTCTTGGGCCGTTGAAGAACCGCTATTAACGGCGAACTTCTTAAGACTATTAATCGACTGTTTGAGTTCCTTTGACATCTTTGGAAAAACATACACGTCGCTATATGATTCTAAAAGCTGACTTCCCAAGATATTCTCTATATTGGCTCGTGTCTTTCCAGATTTTCCCGACGATTCGTCTTTCAACTGACTAACTAGATTTTTAAGATTTTCAATAGACTCCTTGAGCCTCTTAAGAGTGGCACCAACGCCATCAGATGAACTTTCATCATCTAGGGACGCTGATATCTTGGCAATTTCTGATTCTACTGCTGGCGTCAGATACAACTCGAGGGAAATATTAACCTGTCCAACCTGATCGAAATTGAATTGGGCATTTTTGACCTTGTACTTTTCCCGCTTTTTAAGTGAATCTAGAAAAACTCCGTACGGATTGGTGTCATCATTTCCCTGCGGGTGATTCCACCCATATTCTATTACGAGTTCTGTCGATTGATAGATGTCAGGATTTACGAGATCTATTATTTCTGACATTCTAGATCTATCGTGCAAGATTAAGTCGAGATTTGCAGTCTTGAAAGACATCATTCCTGCCTGGGCTGATTGAGTTCTTATCTTAAAGCTTTTGATGGACATAAATGGTCGAAAATTATCGATGATTCCCGTCGATCGTCCTTCAACAACCTCGTATCTTTCATTCCCGTTAACCATTGTCTGGGGTGACGTAAAAAGCTCCATACCCGTGATGCTTCCGTTAACCTCCTCAGAAGTATTTCCGGTTGTAGCCACAGATCTTGTCTCCTTAATTCCCGCTGATAAAATTTTATCTACCGAAGAATCAGGATTAGTCGCGCCTTCTAGAAATCTATAAGTTGACATTGAGCTAGCTTTTCCATCAACTATCCCAGGACGAGCAGAGTGAACCTCAATATCAAGGTACGGCTGACACATAGATAACTGGGCTGTCGGAATCGAATTGAAGAACAACTCAACTGCATCAAGATCCCTCCCGGCCGGAGCAAGAGCGGGACTTCTAACAAAAAATGTCCCAGTGCCATCCATTATCTCTCCGACAACGTGGGTCATATTTGCGTCACTAAGAGAAATTTCCTCCTCGTCAATTTCAATCTTGACATCCGGAATATTGAGATGCTTTTTTCTCTCGCTTCTATCTCCTCCCACGAATAGCTGAACAGGAATATCCTCTATTTTGACATTTAAAGACTCCAAAGAGTCTATTATCTCGGGAATTCTAAGGGAACCCCTTGTCGATCCGTAGATCGCATTAACGATGTCCCTATCAGCGCTATCGCTTGACGTGGCTTTTGATTCGATGGGAGACAGAATCTTAGGTCGCCTGATAAAATGAAGCAATTCATCTATCGATTTATGAAGATCTGCCATATTATCCCACCAGTGCTTTTATCTGTTCTATATCAGGAATTACAAGTCTAGTTCCGGGAGGAACCTGCAACCCCCACCCTATGTTACTAGCACAGGCAATAACCCACCAGAGTCTAGCATCTCCGTATAATCTTCCTGCAATCACGTCTAACCTATCATTCTCCTGGGAGATTGAAAGGGTAAAATCGATAATTCCCCTCTTGATGGCACTTCTAATATCCCTTATCGCGGTGGCGGTACCTATCATCTCCCTATTCTTGATGAAAAGATCCCTATTGTATCGAGATATTGTCATTTAACACCTCGCTTAAACTGCTTATAAGTTTTGCTCTCTTTGTCGACAAATTCATCGGGATCGGCCAGGGAATCAAATCCCTCGGATTCATCGTAAAGACTATTTGCAATTTTTCCAGCGTTGTATATTGGGGCCCGATTGAAGCCGTGACTGTCAATTCCGGGAGCGATATCGTGAATTGGCATAAACTGAAGATCCACCTTACAGAATTTAGGGGCTCTCGATCCTAGTTCTGAGGTTTCCCATGTGACAGTTCCGTCTATCCAGTTAAAGTTCATGGACGATATCACACCGGCGAGGCCCCGTCCACTAGTTGACTTAAAGGATCTTATCACCGCATTTTTGTCAGGATTCTTTAGATCCGCTAAGGCATTGACCTCACCCTGAAGAATCTGGGTCTCCGTCAGGGTCCCGGCAGGATTTTCTCCCTGAGTTGCGGCTTGATCTTTTGTCGAGAAATCTTCGGGAACTCCGAAAAGCTTGGCGATGGCCTTGGTAGAATAATTGCTCTTAATGACGTCACCCAGCCTAATTCTAATAACGGGGGATGAGGTAGGAATCTGAGAGAAGGGTTGTATCATCTTATTTCCCTCCTCGTCCTCTAACCTTCGCCCTCGTGACCACGAGGGGTAGACCAGCGTGGTTAGCTTATTGATCTTCCACCACATCTCATCAAAGTCATCCTTGTTGGTGGAAGCTATAAAGAAACTCATTCCAATCGTTCTTTCCGTCTTCTGGTATATTCTAACAGGGTCTATTCTTCCATATCCGTCTGAATTGACGTGTGATACCGCAAAACCGTCGGTTAGATTATCCAAAAAGGCGTGAAAAGAGACGATCTCATTCGTTCTTAGGTCGTGAAAATAGAAGGGTACGTACTCCGAATCTAGCGCTTTCTCTATCTTCTCGACGGTTGCCGTTCTTAACCTTGGCTCCAGGTTTTGCTTCTGGGCGAATCTTGATTTTCTAGCGGCAAGAAGGCTGTCTCCTTCTCCCACCGTCCTAGAAACTGACAGGGGCGAGACAGATCCATTTTCTGACTTTGGAAGAAGGAACATAGAAGGTGTTCCTCCCGTTCTCCACACGAGGCTTCCTAGGAGGTCTCTAGATTTACCAGAGATTGTTGGCGCTTCATCCTTTAAGTTGTCGACAGCAGATCCTCTCTCGAGAGTATTTCCAAGATTTTCCCTGGAGCCGACCTTCGTAACATCCCTTCCCAAGATATCAGATGCCCTAAAACTCATATCTCCCACCTGGGCGAAAACATTCACCGATCTAAAGAGCTTAGAATCAGCTATCTGCTTCGCCATGTTGAGAACGTCGTCCTGGAGAGATATTGGATTACTGGGTTTGATGTTCGAGAGATCCTCTGCTAGATCCCTCGTGTCTCGTATCACGTTTCTTATCGCCGTGATGTAAAAACCTGTCGTCACATCAGTCAGCGCGGATGCAAACATCACATCGATCCCTCTAGCAACCGTCGCATTGTAACTCGTGGAATTTCTAGGAACATAGATTCCCATATCTTCCAGGAGAGGAAATGCCTTCGACTTAAAAACGTCCCTTCGAGAGCTTCTTCCTAGCTTATACTTCGATGATATATTAAGATCCTCCAGGGTAGGAATATCAACCCCTAGAAGATCCCCCAAGGATGATAAAAATCCCTCATCCTCGGCTCTCTTGTTTTTCTCAAGTTGCATCGAGGGATTAATTATTAGACTTAGAGCGCTCTGCGGTCCTAAAAGAGCCGTCTTAGCTGCGTTCAAAAGTATCAGGAGCAAGGCTCTAGACGTTACTGGATCTCCTTCAAATTTTTCCAGGAATGTATTGTAACTTCCATACGATCCCGCGTCCCTAGAATTGAGAACATCCTCGCTCTTGAGCCGAGGTTTACTAGGAGCTCCAAATGCATTGCGGGCTTCCAGATCGGTCTTGTTAACCTTTCCTCCTAACTGTGCCTTTCCGGGAATGAGACCAACGGCATCTAACATCTCAGGATCAACCGTGTCTGATAGTACCTCTCCGGCCGATTTTAGCATCAGGGAAAGACCAACCTTTCTAATCTCCTCGAAATTGACGGGATCTCCTGTGGGATCATACTCCCCAAAAGCTGATTGCTCTGTTGATACAGAAAAATTCTTTCTCTCTGAAACGCGACCATCCGGATTAAACGGCGTCTTGTCACCCGGATTGAACCTATTTGTCTTAAGAACCTCAGAGATATGATGTCTTACATCCTTGGGATCGTCAGGCGGATCGGGAATCTGATTCGCTCCGTGTTTCCTAAGTCCCCCTCGAGTCTCGATAATATCGTGAAGAAGATCATGAGATTGACCTTTCCTCATAAAATCGCTCAACGTAAATCTAGTACTATCTGACGAGGTTCCCCTGTCTCCCGGGAGAAGACCCCTAGATTCACGATCTCCCACGGGGGCGAAGGGGTTCTCAGACCCCTTCAGCTGTGTATCGAGAGGAGCAGGTGATCCATCGTCCGATTTTAAAGTCCACTCATTGGATCCAACGGATATCTTGTTATTGTTTCCACGAGAAGGACCATATCCTGATTCATGACCCTTCTTCGATATATCAGAGAGATAGTCCGCTAATTTTTTTCGAACATCCTCCTCGAGATCATCGACACCGAACACAAACTGATCTCGATTACCAGAGCTCTCGACAAAGTACTCAACCTCGCCCTGGGTGAATCCGACATCCGTTAGTTTTGGATTACTTGGCATCCTGTGTTCTCTCCTTGAGAATCTTCATTATTCTCTCGATGTCCTTCTCGTACAAATCGAGAAATTCAAGAATATCTTTTCTTCTGTCCTCGTCTAAATTTGACAGGATATCCTCGTAATCCTCAATATTAAATATCGTCTCTTTCTTCTTCATATCAACCAACGGTGAACATCTTTGTCTTGGCTATAGATCTGGCAACTTCCTTCGAATCCATGGTCACGTTAACATTGATCACGAATTCGGCCTTGCCTGTGTCTATCGTGGTGGTGGCATTTCCCCCCATCGCATTGGCTACTGCCATCTCCTTAAGCTTCGCGGTGACCTCGGCTGAATCGATCTTGGTCATCTCGGTGATGAGTGTTGTGATGTTGTTGGACATCGTTGCGACCGACCCGATAATCTTATCAGTGGAAGGAATGATCTTGTCGATCATCATCGCCGACATGTTTCCAAAATTGGAAACCATTCCCTCAAAGAAAGGAATAATTCCCTGGGTTATCTGCCCCAGAAAAGATTTCGCGATCGTCACAAGAGATTTGATATTATCGAGGCTAAATACACCTTTCAGATTAGAAATTAGATCTTTTATCGGTTTTAAGAATTTATCCCCTGCAAGTTCAGCAGCCTTGTCTTTGAGAGACTTAAATCCTTCGAATAGGGATCCAAACACGTTTTTCATTCTCTCCCCTATTCCTGGGCCTTTCTCTCCACCTGTTTCATCTCCGTCCTTCTTTCCCTTGAGAAGATTAAACAGACCAGCTAGGGCATCAAACGCGGTCTTGAAAGGATTGAGAAGAACATTCTTAATTGTCCTAAGAACCGCGTTATTATCGATAAAATTCTTGATCTTTTCAAAGGTGTCACCGAGAGCTTTCTTAGAATTCTTCCAAAATTCCCCCAACTTCTCACTAAACTTAGGAAATAATTTCTTGAATCCTTTTGCTAGGAAACCAGGAATTCCCAGGAAGAAGGAGTTGAATGCTGCACCCAAACCTGTCAAAATGCCCTCGACGACGCTACCTGTCTCCTTGAACTTCTTGAATCCCTTTATAATTCCTGATACTACAGCAATTACCACATTGAGAGGTAATAAGAATTTTGAAAAAGCTTTTCCAATAAATCCGAGGGCCTTTCCGAAAAATTTGAAGCCACCCTTTCCTCCGAAACCTAGAAGTTTTCCAAGAATTCCTCCGCTCTTAGCACCCTTAAACATTTTTGGAACCTTCGTAAAAAGGGTCTTAAGAATATGGAACATTCCTCTCGCAAATAACTTCAAGGACCCCCACGCCACCTTCAGCATAAGACCCGGAGCGAGGAACGTGGCAACCATTGCCGCGATGAACGGATGATTAAATGCTGCCTTTGCGGCGGCGATGAGACCTTTCTTGAGACCCTCGATAACTTTAGGTGCCACCTCATCCCTAATATAGGGGTAAAGTTCGTCATTCCAGAAGTCCTTGAATCCAGCCCAGGCTTCCTTCATGTGCTTTTCTGCTTTTTCTCTTAAAATCTTAAATGCATCACCGGAATCCATCGCACCCGTCTGAACGGGTCCATTCTTTCCAAATAGTGCTTCGTATATCGCACCCATCTCATTTATCACGTCAGCAATCTTTTTGAATTTGGACTCAAGATTAAATTTCTTAACGAAGAAATCCGCCACAGACATGCCGACGGACCATATCATCTTGAGATTCTTTCCGACAGCATCGGCAACTTGCTGGAATGGGCCGAATTTGATAATACCATCAGAGATACCCTTGAGAAACGATCCGAAGAATCCTCGGGAGGCAAGTCCCATCTCCTTCAAGCCAACGACGACCTTCTTGATCTCCGCGGCCACTTCCTTGAGAAGTTCAACCTGTCTCTCCTGGGGAGATTTCTGGGCCTCTAAGCGCTTCTGCAGATCTCTCTCTGATAGCATCCTGTTCTTCGAGGAAAATGCCAACCTAGCCTGTTCCTCATTGAGACCTGTCTGGGCCCCTAGAAGTTTTAACTCCTGTCGTGTCATGGATTCAGCAGATCTTCCTGCGGCGAACATCGCCTTTCGGAGCATATCAAGTCTCTTGGAGGGATCATTCTCCCTCATCATCTGCATGGTATCGACCTGAACTCCAAAGGCCTGGGTAAGCTTGTTGACAGAATCAGCAGCAGATTCGAAATCGTCGAACTTTTCAGCGAGTCCGGCAACCTCGGTAATATCCATTCCCATCGCCCTAACGCTTGATGCTGCTTGAGCCATCTGTTTAATGGTCATTCCGCCAAAGTGTTTGACGTCCTTGATCATCTTCCCGACAGCTTGTCCTACAGCTTTGCGAGTCACTCCAGCAGCATCAGCATACTTGTAAGTCTCCAAGGCGACACGTTCCATCATGTCACCACCATCAAGACCCAAAGCTTGAGCTGCCCTCATAGCTCCATTCATCTCCTCAGCCCCAAAGCCAAGGCCCTTCGTCATCACAGCAAAACTAACCTGGGACTTGGCTGACATTTTTCTAAAAATGTCAAGGGCAGATCCTAGGTTGGACGCTGCTTCACCGGCGATCTGCATGGCTTGGACGACTCCTTGGAATCCGAACTCCATGGTCACCCCTAGGCGCCCATACTCTTTGGCTATTCCTCGTCCTAAATCTAGTACGTCCTTACCGGTCCCCTTCGAGATATCCCCAAACTTATCCCTGATATCCTCCGCAGTCCTTGGAATAATCAGCATCTCCTCGTAGAGGTCTGCTGCGGCCTGTCTAGCTCGATCGAACATTCCGGCCACCAAACCGATAGAACCTAAGACAACGCCAGAAGCGATCTTAGCAAGTCCCTTAAGTCTCTGACTCAACGATTTCGTCTTCTTCTCGGCATCCTCGGTATCTTCACCAAATTGACCCATCGACCTGGCTGCCTCTTCGGCCTTTTTCGAAGCCTCGTCAAGTGATTCGTGCATCTTGTCGATCTTGTTGACATCGATGCTTCCGATCATCCCGGTCATTAGATCTTTTAATTCTGTTTGAATGGCTGTCTGCCGGGAGAGAAGACTATTCTGCGTCCTGATCTCCACGGATCGGGATTTGAAGAGTTTATTAAGTTCCTGTTGGGTCTTAAGGCTATCTGCCATGACACTCTCTTTTTAGACGAAGAATCTCATGGTTAAGTATTCATTAGGTGAATCTTCTCATCCTAGAAGGCGCATTCGTTCTAGACATTCCCATCATGGCCCTCTCCTCAGGACCGTTCATGTGAAGGGCTTTCGTTGGAGCCTCGTTCCCCTTATCGGAGGCCTTCTTAAATTCCGTCTGGATCCTATCGATGAACCAGGTTCGATATCTCATCGGCATCGAACGTGCCTCTGTGTAGGTAAACCCACCGTAATACATCAACGAGAATATTTGTTCAAGCTGGAAGTTAAATCTGTAGGAGAATTCCTGTCCCTCAATCGGAGTCAGGCCAAAAAAAGTTAGCACCGAGCGGTAGCTCGATATTACTTCCCTCCCCGCAACTATCACAATCAGTCCAAGTTGTCATGTCAATTCCCGGTTCGTGTTTCTCAATATATCCCCTAAGGTAGAGGGAATCACGGGCAGGCATGTTCCTGATGAAGTTATTTATGGTTCCCCTATCTCCCTTTCCATTAACGGAGACGATGGAGAACTGATGCTTTAGGGTCACCAGGTTGTCAACCTGAATTCCCTGCTTCCTCTTTCGGTCGATTATGGTCGACATCTCCTGCTCATCCTCGCCCGTCAGGAACTTAAAGTTCACCTTCGCCTTGGTCATAGGAAGGACCACCTGAAACTCGTTTCGACCGGGAGTCACCGGGTCGATATCTAGACTCTTGAGGGATAGGACCCCTAGGTTAAAGGATGATTTTCTCCTATCACCGCAGGATGGACACTCAACCTCAGCGTCGTAATCCGTCCCGTATCCGGTGATCCTGATGGCAACCATCAGGGCATTTCTATCACCGGCTAGCATCCTGGTCGGATCGATCGACTTATTGATAAGACACGATCTGATAAGTTCGGTGATAACGGTACCCTTCCTGATCAGGGCTCTGGATGTCAGGATATCCTCCTCGCGTGCTGTCATGGCCTTGATGTCAACCATCGTCACATTGTGAAGGGAGCTACCCTCTGGATACACCTTTCCCCCAGACGGAATTGGAATCGTCTCGATGGGAATCTCAAATCCCAGATCCTTGGTGGTCTGAACTTGAACACCCTTGTCGATCTCCCTCTGAACCTCGGGAGGTGGTCCGAAAACATCCGCCCTGGACGGTGCTTCCTGCTGTTCTTGTGCCTGGGGAGGTAGGTTCTCCTGCACGGGTTTACTATCTGACTTCTCGGTCATAAAAACTCCTTTGTTATATGGTAATTTTGGCCGTCAAAATGTTAATGACGATCCTGAAATCTTTTTATCCGGCCTTTAGTTTTCCGGATATTCTCTGCAGTTCGGAGAATTTGGCAGGGGACATATTCTTCTCAACGAACTTCCTGTCAGCGTGGGAGAGAGCATCGATCTGTCCCTCGAGCGCCCACTTCCTGGCAAGGGATCTCATACCTGCCTCGGTTGAGACCGCGCGCTTGATGTGATTCATCAACCTCTCCCGGGAAGATCTCCTGATCTCGTTTCCAACCTGCTGGGCCTTGCTGATCTTCCTCTTCGGTTTATCTGTGTCAGGTGATTTTCCAGATCTCGCAGCAGCTGCTTTCTCCTGGGGGTGACAATCAGGACAGAACTCATCTCCCAGGTAGGTCCTGGTGGGTTTTCCAACCTTCTTGCAGTCGGAGCAGGGGATACTAGACGAGTCGTACCGCAACTTGGTCTCAGGAGATACCCAGAATCCCTCGCGTTGCTTTCCGGACTTATCGACCTCCTGGTTAGCACTTCCGAATCCTGTCGAGACCGGTCTCGTCTTCATCTTGGCCTGCATTAACTTAGAGAACTTGGGTCTGGCCTCGGAGACGATGTCCAGGATCTCGGCTCGAACCTGTCTTCTCAGACGATCCTCAAGATCAAGGACGTTGATCTCCTCCTCGACAGACTCGAGAAGAAGTTCCAGTTTGGCCCCCTCGAGACCTGCTAGCTTTGACCATCGTGATTCGTTGAAGAGCATTTATTAACCTAGAGATACTGAGACGTTGTGGGAGTCTCCCTGAAAACTAGCCATCCCCTTCCTCCTGCCTCGTCAGCAGCAGAAGGTGTTCTCCGGGGTGCTATATACCCCAAAAAATTGGGAGCAAAGTCGGGATCCCACGTGATAATATTTTGATACTCGGCCCTGGGGCCTGGTGGCAACTGACCCGGATTAGATATTACGATGGGCCCATGGTAGGATATTACCTGGGACATTGGCCATGATTCCCGATACCAATCGGGCTCCTCGGCATCAAAAATTATCACATTCTCATCAACCGGATTTAGTGACTCTAATTCCTCTCGGATGATTCTTCTGATCTTAGCTTCGGCGATTCTGGACATCGATGTGCTCCTGGGGAAACTTATACGCAGATAAGTATGTAACAGGAATGATTTTTGACGAGGTCAAAGATCCATAACAAAGACCCTGTTGGGACAGCCATAGATCCTAACCATTCCTCTCTCTTGCGCAACCTCTTTTTCAGACATTCCTCTAGATCTGTCGGCCTTGATATGGAACCTATCGCACCTGGAAGATTTATCTGTCCACCAGAATCTTAAATCAGTATCCCGCTCGTACGTAAATCCCACCTTCTCATAGGACTTGCCCGTACCATGTCTAAGATCTGTGTAAGATATGATCCTATTGTGACCATTCTGGGACGACCACTCCTTCACTTGCTTCATCAGCTTTCCTAGATTTCCTGGAACAATCGTATTACGAAGGGTTGCAAATCTAGCGATCTCAACATCACCCTTGTACTTACCATATCCAGGAACCCTGATGGACAGGGCGGAGACAATCGTTCCCGTCTCATCTTTAAGCCCCCAGGATTTCTTCGATCTAACATCACCATCCAGGTGGTTCTCGTCAAAAAACTTTCTTCTATCCTTGACAGATAATTCAACGACGTCGCACCTACGGGCTCCTATCCTTCTTTCAAAAGATCCCAACCTAGTTCTTATCATCGACTCAACTATGGGCCTCTTTGGGCCACGCCACTCATCCCCAAAAATGTGAATGAGATCGACTCCCTTTTCTTGACACATCCTGGTTTTCTCATAGTGATAATCGTTCGGAAGATCCCTTTCCGTGTGAAACGTGAGACCGTTAAATTCTATTCCAAATTTCTTGTCAGGAACTAATATATCGATCTCCTTCGGAGAAATTAGATTCCTGTCTGACATCAAAACTTTATTATTTGTGATGGAAGAAATTAGATCCCTTATCTCGATCTGATTAAATGATTCCTTCGGATAGCACGAGAAACATCTAGGGGTGTCCTCGATATTTTTCAAGGTCTTTTCAAAATAATTGCTACAATCAAGACACTTAAACTGAATGAGCGTCGTTTGTCTTTTTTTGTATTCTCTATCAAGATCCGATATCACCTCCACATTTAGCGGTAAACGATCTATTCTTTCTAGGATCTCATCTGTAGTTAGTCTAAACTTTGATTGACACCTATCTCTTATCTTTTCCCATCGATCGGGGTCTTTTATCTGCCAGGGAACTCTGCCCTCGTTTTCATATTGATCTCTGGTTGTTTTTCCCGCCTTCTCAGATGATCTTCTTACCCTTTCATCGGTTTCCTTCGTTAGGCCATCATTCCAGACCTTATACTTTCCCGACCTGTATCCCGATCTTCTCTTGTCTGCCATTTTCCTCTGTAGGTTCTTGTCATCGAATGATGACTTAACCCGGGCATTATGACCTCTCAAAAATCTCGATGAAAATCCCCTCTTCCATCCAGACCACGTGAGTCTTTCACCACAACCACAATCGCATCTTTGAATCTTTCCACCATAATGAATATCAAGATACGAATCAAGATCTCCAGAGATTTTGTGTTCAGATTGAAGATGATTGATAAATTTTCTCTCGTGATCGCACGAGAACTTACATTTTGGACATTGAATTTTGATACTAGAGCGGGGCATGTATATATCATACCCCGCATTCTAGAGATGTTTAATTCTGTTGCTACTTAACTAGAATTGAAGAACCGCATTATCGAAGCGAATTGAGAGTGAGATCTCAGAAGGATCACTCACACTATAGTCAAGTTCTCCAAAATTAGCAGAAGTTATGAAACAACCCTTAAGGTCCCACAATTCTGCAACCGTTCCCACGGGATCCAACATCTTAAGCTGGCAATCTCGCTTGTAGAAGTCGGCGTAACCAGAACGTCCGGAGACTGATTCGTAGTGCAACCTGATCCACTCCATCACCTGCTGGGCGCCGGAGGGGGCGATCGCATCGTACAGGGTAATATCGATGGTGTTGAACGTAGTTCTTCCCGCCAGGTACCTGGTGTGGTTGATGAAAGGAAGGGTTACCTCCTCGGTCTCCATCGAGGGTCGAGCAGCGGTCTTCATCAGGAAGGCGTCGAGGCCCTCTAGCTGGAAGACCCAACGAAAACCACGTTTCGG